CTCGTTATGGTAAGTTAATGACGAGTGGGGTTCCGACCAACTCGGACGGTATCTTCTATAACGACCTTAGAGAGCCTTTCTTCGGTGGTATTGCAGAAGTAGATATCACGCTAGCTACTACCGATAAGGCACTTTATGCGGCTGCTGCATTCCCGGTATTAGGCGGTCAGTATTGGTCGCGTGTCGGTAAGAAGATGCGAATTCGTGCATTTGGTAAGATCACCACGGCGGCTACGCCTGGTAACGGCACGTTCGACATTTACTACGGTTCGGGCGCTGATGCGACTGGTACTATTGTCGTGTCTAGCTCCACGTTCGCTCTAACTGCAACCCAGACGACACTTTCGTGGGAGATTGATTTCTACGTTCGTTGTCAGACTCCGGGTGCAACGGGTACGCTGTTTGCTGATGGTCATGCGTTGTTCAATAACGCTGTTGTTGCATCAACTTTGCAGCCTCTCTTAATCCCGACAAGCACCGCAGTTGCATCAGGATCTGTTGACCTCACGGCTGCTAACATCATCTCGTTGCAGTTCAAGCGGTCAGGTTCTACGGCAGAGCATATGTGGGTTCAGGACTTAGAGGTAACTGCACTTAACTAGTCTCTGTTGACCAAAATTGATCCGTAGAATACAATGCCCCGATTGGTCACGTATGACAATTGGGGCATTGTGTTAAATGGATGAACCCACGGAACCCACGAAACCCACTGAACCCACAGTCGATCCATATGTGGTAATTGAGGAACAATACGACGGTTATGTTCGTTACCGTCGTATTACTGATGGACGCCGTTGGGAAGTATTTGGCACTTGTGACCATAGAGGCGATTGCATGGTGGGTGCCGTTGTAGACGGCATTCAGATTCAGAGTGTCCAACACTTGAATCAGCTTATTGCTGATGGCACCATCAGTATGACTGAGATGGATACACCTGTTACGCCAGAATTTCGTGGTTGTTGCCCATTCACGTATAACGAATTAGAGTCGGCATAATGACAGCAATACAGAAATTCTACTTACACGATGCTGCTACCCTTAATTCGGGGACTATGCCGTCGAACTCACCTGCCGTGGTTAGTGGTTCGTCTGTTACTGGCGATGCAACTGGAGCATCCACAGCAAGAACTGCTAATAATGTAATTGGAGCTGCTACTCCCGACACAAAATCATTAATAACTGCAACCGCAAATACCGTGTTTCAGACATGGGGTCACAGACGTTTCGTCAGTCCACCTCTTGTAGCGCAAACTTTTGCTATTGCTGACGGCAATTGGACATCTGCTTGGGCGTGGCAAGAATCAAACGCAAACCATAATGCTGGTATTATTATTAGAGGTTATGTGTGGAGACCTAGTACGGGTGCTCGTGTTGGCACACAGGCAGTCACATTTAACCCGGCACTTGTTGCTAATCTAACAGAAACAGGATATGTCACTACTGCCACATGGGACGGTACGACTGTTGCCCAAAAAGGCGATATTCTTGTTTTTGATGTTTATTCTGCATTCTCGCAGATTATGTCAACTGCGTATACGGATCAATTTTCGTATGATGGTACCGTTGATCCCACTAATGGAACTGCCGCAACAACAGCAGCTTCATACATTCTATCTCCATCACCGATAGAATTTATTGGTCCACCTGTTCTGCCTAAAGCTCAACCGCTCCTATTAGGATTAAGTAGATTCAGTCCCAAAATATGGTCATTGCACAACAACATACTCGCTCCACAACGAGAGATAGCTTATGTTGAAGTAGCACCAGTCCAAAGTACAACTACTGTTCTAACTACTTATGCAATTCCTCCGCTTACTTCACCAGTACTGGACAATTTCAATACTGGTAATAGTTTCTTAGGAGCCCCTTGGACCAGTAGGTTAGACTCTGTTGTGGTACTTAATACGTATCAAGCTTTTGGTGGAAATTGCGTTCCCACCGGCTCTCCTGGATGGAATGCTGCTGTATATCAAGGAACTCCAGTCCTAACTGACTGTGAAGCTTACGTCACAATAAATGATACCGTTACTGATGATCATGCAATTCTAGCTAGAGTGCAAGGTTCATTAGCTTCTGATAACTTACAAGGTTATGGCGTTAACTATAACTTTAGTACTGGCAATCTTACAATATACCGTTATGGTGCGGCTGGTATAACAATCCCAGCAACACTAGCGTCTGTTACACCAGCATCAGTCGTATCTGGTGACAAGATAGGGATAAGGTGTAATGGAACTACTATTGAATCCTGGCTGTTCCACAGTGGTTCTTGGACCCTGCAATCATCTGTCACAAGTACAACATTCAGCTCTGGGTATCTAGGTATAGCTTCACACAGCCTTAATATAGTATTTGATGATTTTGGTGGTGGAGCGCTAGTTGCCCAAGCAGAAACTACAGACTTTGTGGATTCTGATACTATTAGTACCACAACGTCCGTTTCATCCGCGGAACTTTATGTATCTTCAGGAGCGCCGCCATCAGGTCTAAGACCACTACTATTCAACTTACAGAAAACCTTCGGGATTTCACTTGTTATACCACATCGTATAGTTGTAACAGATGTAGATTATGTTGATTCGACAACGATAACATCTATTACACGAGCTGGAACATTAGAAGGAATACCACCATCTACACCACTTCTTTATTCATTCGATATCCCAGATGAAAGCCCTCTTAGTTATGGTGGTATATTTAAGAGACGAACTGGTGGCGGTCCTCCTGTTCCTTCCCCACTCCAAGTTCTTAGTGGCCAGCTTAGAAATACTGTTAACAGTGTTGGTCTCCAGGTCGCAGTTTGTGAGGGATTGGGAATACTTATCGATTGTGAAGCGTATGCGACAGTTGCAGCTACTGATAATAATGCTGGAGCGGTTGTTGTTGGACGTGTTCAGGGAGATTCAACCTCAACTTTCAGTGGGTATTTACTTGAACTTAGTCCAATTGGTCGATTTGTTCTAACTCGTTATAACAACGGCACCCCAACTCAAATAGCAACAACTTCAGCATCATTAACAACAACTAATGGAGATCAGTTTGCGATCCGATGCTTAGGTTCTAGAATCGAGGCATGGGGAAAACTTGCAGCAGATGGTGGAGTTTGGAAAATTTATACAACAGCTGTAGATTTTACCTATTTTTCTGGATTTATTGGTACTGGAATGCATTTAGTAAGTACAGTAGGGTCTTATGCCCTTGCTGTAGATAATTTTGGTGGGGGTCCAATAAATTACGAAATCTACACACCAGGAGTTTTTGTTCCCGAGTCTCAACCGCTTTTACCTCTTATCGCGGAATGGATGGGACAGAAGTTTCTCACTAACACACAAATTATCAATGAAGCATTTATTCCAGCCGGAGGACCTGTTGATTATGTAGAATCTGCAACCATATCTAGTGTCACCAGTGTTCAAAGTTCCGAGAACACAGACTGGCTCGATACATCAGGCTCAATTAATGGCGTCTCATCCATCACTACAACTGAGACGAGCCAGTTTGTTGAAGTAGCAACGATTAGTTCGGTCACGGCGCTTACAAGCGTTGAGGTATTCGCGCCATTTATACAGAAGGCTGCGGTACAACCTCTCTTGATGCACTTGAGAGACGTCGCTGGTATGAGGCTTATCATGCCAGTACCTGTGCCGGACTTTATTGTAATAGTTGGCGTTAACTACACAGACTCCGCAACTGTATCTGGCGTTACAAGTGTTCAAAGCTCGGAGAACACTGATTTCTTAGATACTAGTGGTAGTATTAACGGCACTAGCTCCGTAACTAGCACAGAGACTGCACAGTACGTTGAAGCTAGTACCGTTAGCAGTACCACTTCGTTAACGAGTGTTGAGACGACGGATTACGTCGAAACTGCAACTATCGCGTCTGTCACGACAATCTCAGTACAGGTCGAAACATACCCAACTCCACCAGCATTTATAACCCCGTTATTGGTGACACTTGGTAGGGGTGACCGTCTACACAATCTAATCCTTAATCCCGATTATGTGATAACAGGTGTTGTTTATACGGATTCAGCGGTCGTTGCTTCCGTCACCAGTGTTCAGAGTTCTGAGAATACTGATTGGTTAGATACCTCTGGAAGCATCAATGGCACGTCATCCATAACAAGTACTGAAACCTCACAATATGTTGAAAGTGCTACAATCGCGTGTACCACTAGTATAACTAGCGTCGAAACGACTGATTATGTCGAGACTTCGACGATCTCATCAATCACGACGCTTACAGTACAGGTTGAAACATATCCAACACCACCGGCGTCAGTAACTCCGTTACTCATAAAGATCGCTGGCAAGGGTGTTAGACTCCATAACCTGATCCTCAATCCGGCCGACTCTGTTAGAGTCAATTACACGGATTCATCGACTGTTGCTGGAATAACGAGCATACAGTCTAGTGAGAATACTGACTTCCTTGATACATCTGGGACGGTTCAGGGTACTTCGTCCATAACATCAACAGAAACTGCTCAATTCGTTGAGAGCGCAACAGTCGCTGGTGTTACCTCAATCAGCACGACTGATACGGCACAGTATGTTGATAGCGCCACTGGTGCGACTATTACAGTAGTCACTTCCGCAGACGTTGCTGCATACGTAGACTCTGCGACTGTTTCAAGTGTAACGAGTATAACCAGTGTCGATACGGCAGACTATGTAGAAACTGCTACGATCGCCGGCGTTACAACTGTAACTACCGCCGATCAGTACATTCCATTCACTACTGCACCGCTCACTATCACACCGCAGCCTCTCTTAATTGCGCTCGCACGTCACGGCTTACTCCACAATAATCGGCTTAATCCAGCAGATTCGGTCAGAGTCAATTACGTAGATTCTGCTACCATCACGTCGGTTACTGCGACTACTAGCACAGAAACTGGTGATTGGGTTGATACTGCTGGAACGATTAGTGGCACATCAACTGTCACAAGCACAGAAACTGCTCAATACGTTGACCCTGCGACCGTTGCGTCCACAACATCTCTCAGCACCACTGAGACGAGTACCTACGTTGACCAGAATATTGGCGCTACTGTAACAGTCGTCATTAGCACAGAAACTACTGATTATGTAGAAACCGCATTGGTCACAAGTATTACGTCGTTGCAGAGCAACGAGCAGTACGCGCCACTAGGCATAATTACTCAATTTGCACCAATACCACTACTCATCAAATTTGGTCATGGCACCAAACTTCACAACAATCGACTTACGTTTGCTGACTCGGTTAGAGTCAATTATGTTGAGAGTGCAACAATCTCAACATCGACTAGTCCGACTAGTACTGAGACAACTGACTTTGTTGATGGTGTCCCTGCTGCTTGCAAGACCACCATTACATTCACGGAGATTCCCAGTGGGACCGACTCACTAACAGTCAATGGCACAACAACCCTCACATCGACAGAAACCGCACAGTATGTCGAGTCTGGGCTACTTCGCACAGTTACATCAGTTTTCTCGTTTGAAGATTACACACCAATCATTACTGCGTACTCTGACTTATACATAATTGGAGCACAATCTCGTTGGGCAATTACCGAAGCTATGCCACGGTGGAGTATTAGTTCCACTAGACAGCGTTGGCAGCTAATGGCACATTCGCCTCGTTGGGCTGTGCAAGGTGTTAAAAGGAGATGGGCCGGATGGTCACACTAAACGTAGGTACTAAAGAGTTAATGTCAATTGATCTTGCTGATCGTATTCAGGGGATTAGCGACATATCCCCGTATGTCGTCCAGGCGTGCATCAAGTCGGAAGATGAGTTAACCACGCCACAGGCATACTCCAATGTAGCCAACAAAGTTCTCATGCGCGTTGACGTGTTAATAGACACGACTGTTGGATTGTGGTCAGAGGGCACGTACAAGTTATACCTCAAAATTACGATAGCCCCCGAGGTTGTAATACTCGGACCCGTTGAGTTTGGCCTGAGTTAATATGCCCAGAGTAGAACCCAACATAAGTCGTGAAGCTCTGTTTGAGCAGATTGAGTACGAACCTCACTCAGAAGAACAGTGGGATATCCACCGTTCGGATGCTAGATTCCGTGTGCCTTGTTGTGGACGTAGATGGGGTAAGTCCACTTGGGCAGGGCATGAGGGCACACTTAAGATGTTCGTGCCTGATAGTGTAAACTGGGTAGTTGGTCCTGACTATGGACTCGGTGAGAAAGAGTTTCGCATTGTGTGGAACGACTTTCGTAAGCTCGGTTTAATGAAGTACTGCAACAAATCTTATAACGTGAAGCAGGGTAATATGCGGATTCATTTCAAGGAACTGAACTCGCTCATTGAAGTCAAGTCTGCTGAAAGACCCGATAGCCTCGTTGGTGAAGGACTCGACCATGTAATCATGTCAGAAGCAGCAAAACACAAGATGAGTACGTGGCAAATGTATATCCAGCCTGCTCTTACGGACAAACGAGGTTCGGCAGACTTCCCCTCTACGCCACAAGGCTTCAACTGGTACGAGGGACTCTATCAACTTGGGCAAAGTGACGACCAGCAGTTAGTTGAATATGCATCATGGAGATTGCCCACGTGGACTAATGCAGCAATCTTCCCTGGTGGGTTTGATCCCAACTGCATCAATATACTTGAAGGGCACCACTACACCAATCATCCATGTACGTGTGATCTTGAGTTAGTCACGACATTCAACACAGTTAGTTATATGTACTGGTTGCAGGAGTATGCAGCCGAGTTCACAGCCTTTGAAGGACTCATATATCCAGAGTTCCAAGAGCGCACACACGTTCGAGAGTTTGCATTTAACCCCTCTTGGAAGAACTGGTGGGCATTGGACTTTGGATACAATGATCCTTTTATCTGCTTAGATATAATGATCGACTCAAGCGATCGTGTCTACGTTTGGCGTGAGTATGTTGTTAGTTACAAGTCAACTGGTGATCATGGTATTATTCTCAAGAACAGGGATAACCCCGATGGGTTCCACGTTGATGCAATTGCTGCCGATCCAAAGGGTGCAGACGAGATTGCAACTCTTGCATGGATTCTAGGTTCTATATCGCACAACAGTGTTGGCGTTACTATGGGTTGTGAGGCTATTAAGCGTGCAATGAAGATACGCGATGATGGATTACCGGGGTTAGTTATTCATCCTCGATGTGTTAATACGATCAAGAGTCTTAAGACGATTCATTCAAAAGAGGGTGCTCCGGGGTACGAAATAGGTCGTGGTCAATTCGATCATCCGGCTGATGCACTTAGATACTTCTTCAATGAGTATTTCGTGATGGGCGGCAACTTTAACCTAGCCCAAGTGTATGCTGGCTATGGTGGAAGTGAGGCAGCCGGGTTCTTCCGGTATTACAACCAGACGGTACAAAACAGTAGGTAACATAAGTGGCTTCCTTCCCAAAACTCCGTAAGTCCAAGAGTACACCTGCCCGTCAGAATACGGGTACGTCATACGTGACGCCTAATGCGACAGGTGTAAAGCCTCCTGACTTGAAAGAGATTGGTAGCTCACAGAGTGCTACCATTGTCGATCCTGTACCCGATGTAGGCAATAAGTCTACAGCGGTACGTACCTATCTTAAGATGGTTAGGGACGACGCCTCGGTTCGGGTTAGTTTACGAGCAGGGAAGGCTCCGGTACTTGGAGCGGAGTATTACGTTCAACCATTTAGTAAGGACCCGCTCGATGTATCCATAGCTGAGTTTGTCGAGTTTAACCTGTTCCACGGCATGACTATAACGTGGATCAAGTTTCTTGAACAGGCTCTTACTATGTACGAGGCTGAGAAGTCAGTATTTGAACCAGTGTGGGAACTGCGTGAATGGGCACCTAAGAAGTCATCTGCTGGTGCTAATCGCAAGCAATACACTATGTTGCGTAAGCTCGCATTCCGGCCACCGCTCACACTCGGGAAAGTCACGTATGACGATAATGGTGGCCCGGTGTCTATAGCACACACAGCCATTGGTGCTACTGGCAACAGTACACAGGTTGACCTGCCAATTGAGAAGCTGCTTGTATTCACATTCGATCAGCAGGGCGGCGGGCTTGAGGGTATGTCCATACTCAGATCTGCCTACAAGCATTGGTTCTACAAGGATAAGTTCTATGCTATTGATGCTATTCAGAAGGAGCATCACGGCATAGGTGTGCCATACGTTAAGGTGATGCCTGGTGCAGCGCCAGCAGATATTGAGTTGGCTCACATCATGGCGCGCAACCTTCGCACAAACGAGTTTGCCTATATAGTCGCACCAAGCACGTTAGAGGTTGGATTCGCTGAGATTAAGAACAACCTTGTTAACGTACTTGAGAGTGCTGACCACCACGATATTCAGATTATGAAGAACATCATGGTGCAGTTCCTTAATATGGGCGTTACGTCAGAAGGTGGAGGTAGAGCCACTGGCGCAACAGGCATGGATATGTTCCTTAAGGCTATGCGACACATAGCTGGGACTATCTGCGACGGAATCAATATGTATCTGATTCCTAATATGGTTGCCTACAACTTCCCGACAGATAGATTTCCCACGCTCTGTGCAAGGGGTGTCGGAGAAGTCAAGGATATGCAGATGTTCTCGTCTGCAATTAATAACTTGGTTACGTCCGGTGCGATCCAGATAGATGAATACTTCGACACGTGGGTTAGGCAGCAGATCGATGCGCCAGCACTTGTCGCTGATTGGATTCCTCCCGACGAAAGGCCCACAAAGGTGCAGGAACTCATACAAGAGACTGGTGATCCCACTAAGATTGAAAGTGGCGTCGCTGGTGGTAATGGCAATCAGGCAGATAATAACCAAAAGAGCAATAATGGTGGAGGCGGTAACATAGGCAAATCACCTAGCTCTGGTGCATGATGGGTGTAGCTCAACTTCACACTTATACACTTACAGAAATTGATGAACAATTAACCGTGATTGTCAACATTATCAAGTTCAGTAAAAACCGCAATAAAGTTCACTGTTTTAAACAAGCCGACAAATGGTTAGATCGCAGAAACGAGGTGGTGAGTAGAACTAATGGATGAACAGTCTCTTAAAGGTTATTTGCATGATATCGCTAAAGAGTTCTCTGACACCGAATGGGTGGACGGGAATCGTAAGTGGGTTCAGTTATATCCGTATGGTTCGTGGACTCACCCACTCTTTAGCGATACTACCATTGACAAGGTTGTTGCCGATAAGCTCGTCAAGAACTTTGACGACAAGGTTGTCGGACGTGAGTTAGTGGTTGAATACGATCACGGTCTTGACAAGGCAAAGGGCGGTAAAGCTGCTGGCGTTGTTGTCAAGCAGGAAGCCCGCGAGGATGGATTGTACGGGTTAGTGGAGTTCAATGAAGTTGCTAAGACTGAGATTGATAATGGCGAATGGCGTTATATGTCCAACTCTCACTACGACAGTTGGACCAATCCTCAGACTCAGGAAACTCATGAGTTTGTACCCGAGAATCCCTCTCTTACTAATAGGCCGTATGTTCGTGGTATGAGTCCTATTAACTTTTCTGAGATCGTGATGGAACACGGTATTGAGGATGGTGATGTTACCATTACTAAGGAAGAATACGACAAGTTAATTGATCCTGGTAACGTACATAAAGGTGGTGAACAAGTAGTGGATGATGCAGAGTTCCAGAAGGCTCTCCGTGAGAAGTTGGGCCTGGGTGATGATGTTGATTTAATGGCACACATCGCGGGTATCAATGATGAGGTTGGCCCGCTTCGTGAGCTTAAGAAGGAGCATAGCGAGCGCAAGGCATTCAGCGATATTTATCCTGAGCAGGCTGCTGAGTTGGAGCGTCTCCGTATTAGTGAGCGCGAGAACTTCGCAAAGCAGTTCAGTGATAATCTTGCTACTGCTCGTGTTGTTCGTAAGTCTAAGACTGAGGGTAGTGACGAGGTTGTTTCTACTCCGACTGGTCTTGGTTTTAGTGCCCTCGTCCTCGACAAGATTCGTGATGAGGTTAAGGCGTTCAGTGATGGTAAGGCTACTCTTGAGGGATTCAAGGGTGTTCTTGATTCTATCACCGATGATGGCATCGTTGATTATGGTGTGCATGGTAGTGAGCGCACCGTTGATGTTGATGATGAGGTTAATCGGACTGCACCCAAGGACTTTTCGGATGCACGTAAGCAGTTTAGTGATATCGTGTTCAAGATTCAGGAAGATGATAAGCTCGATCTTAATGCTGCTATGGCTCAGGCAGCGGAGAAGTATCCTGAGCTGTATCAGGCGTATAAGACTAAGAAGCCAGTCGTCACAGGTTAATAGATCATGGCACAGCCCGAACAATTTATGGAACCCGGTATGGGTCCCGACTATCGTATCGGGTCTGATGGTCTTGCTGCAACTAATGGTTGGCGTAGAATTACACCACCGCCAGGAGAAGATGGTACTGTGCCTGATGTAAGTTTAACGGTAACAGGAGCTAATCACTCTGTGCGTGGTGGTGGAGTATTGCCAATCATTCCAAGACAGTCTACATTTGATTTACCAATTGGTTAATGGTTCCGAGTTAAAGAAGGTGGTGAAGAATGCCCGCAACAATGAATATTGATCAGGCCAAAGGTAAGAATGCTGGTGGCCCGATTACGCATAAGCGTTTCGTTAAGTTAGCTACCGCTGCTGCGGCGCCTGATGGCGAGACGTGCGTACAGTGTAGCGTCGCTGGCGAAATGGCCTTCGGTGTTTCACTGTTTAGTGTGTCAGGCAGCGAGATTGTTCGTGGTAAGGGTGCTAGTGTCCAGACTGATGGTATTGCCATCGTTGAGGCTTCTGCTGCTCTTACTGTTGGTCAGGCTGTTATGACTGATGCTAACGGTCGTGCTGCTGTTGCAACGGCTGGTCTGTATGTGCTTGGTACGGTTGTCGAGCCTGCTTCGGCTCTCGGCAACGAGTGTGCAATCCAGCTTGGTATTGCAGGAGCGAAGGCATAATATGTATGATCCTAGTGGACTATACGTTGATCCTATCCTGACCAACTTCTCAGTTGGTTGGCAGGATCAGAACCTGTATGCACTTCGTCTTGCACCTGAGACGCCTGTTATTACTAAGTCTGGGCGTTATCGTGTGTTCGACCGTTCAAACAGGTTGATCTATCGTAGTCGTCGTGAGCCGGGTACACAGGCTAACACGATCATGGGTCGCAAGTGGAGTGAGGATATTTTCGACACGAAAGAGCATTCACTCCAGGCCGAGATTTATGATGAGGAACGTCGTCAGTTACAGAGTCAGGGTGGCATTGCTTCTAATGCTTCTGGTATTGACGTTGATCCAGAGCAGGATGCTGCTGACTTCGTTATGCAGTCTCTTATGCTTGAGCTTGAGCTTAAGGTTACGACGTTGTTCCGTGATACCACGCAGTATCCGTCCAACCACACTACTACTCTAACGTCGGGTGGTACTGGTACGCGTTGGGACAACTATGCACTTGTTACCCCTGGTGATCCGACCACGGCATACAGTGATCCGGTTGCTAACCTTAAGACGGCTTGGCAGCGTGTGTATCTTGACACGGGCCGTTGGCCTAATACTGTTGCTATTCCGTTCGAGGCATTGGGTGTTGTTGAGAATCACCCGCGTGTTGTTAGGCGCTTCCTCAACTTTGCACTTACCAATCCTCTTGCGTGGCAGCAGTTAATGGGTCTGCCCGATGCTGCTGTTGCTGACCTCAACATCTTTGTTGTTGACAGCAAGTATAACACGTCTGATAACCTTGATGTTGCTGAGAGCATTTCAACATTCTGGGGACAGGACGTTTGGGTTGGACTTGTTGACCAGACGCCTGGGCAGCGCACGTTTACGTTTGCTAAGACGTTTGCACAGGAGTACACTGAGGCTGGTGGAGCTACTCGTCCTACTGAGAATTGGCGTGAGGAGAATCGCAAGACTGATGTTGTGCGTACTTCTTACTCTTACGATCAGAAAGTTGTTAGCTCGCTCGCTGGCTATCTTATCAAGACTGCTGTTAATACAATCCCGTAACGGAAGGGTGATGATATATGGCTGATAAAGCATATGTGTGGGCACCCATTCAGATGGGTGATGCTAAGGACCTTAAGCCTGGTGACGAAGTTACCGCTGCTGATTTACCGGAAGGTGACTTCGAGCAGTTCCTGGCAGAAGGTGTTATTCGTCCTGTTGAATTCCCGGAAGGTGTTGGTGTATACGAGTCCGTTAGAAGTCGTATGAATTCTGATGCACTCGCAGCATTCAACACAGCGGTTGCAGTTGGTACTCCTGAGCAGGCTGACCAGCCTGTTAATCAGGAACCGGCTAAGACTGACGATGCTAAGACCGATCCCACTAAGACCGACACTAGTAGCGACAAGACTACCACTTAACAATGTTCGCATCTAAACTCGATATACAGGCTTGGCTGCAATCTGACAAGATTACAGTTGACGATGCTAATTCAAATAAGCCTAATATCGAAGCAGAGCGACTTATCAAAGGTCAGTTAAGTGGTTTGTTTGCACCAGTGACGTTATCATCGTGGGCCGACCCGACTACCACACCGGAAACAATTCGGTCAATAGCGGGTCGGCTCACGGCCGCTTTTATGTATCGCACGATCTACTCGGAGGAATCAGACACTATACCCGAGTATGCTCAGAGTTTGTATAACGAAGCTATTGGTATGCTTCAAGATATCAAAAGTGGTAGCTTAGTTGTACTCGATGACACGGATACTCCAGTTGATACATCTGGATCAAACATATTGAGTTTCTGGCCGGATAACACAACTCTGCCAGTATTCACTATGGATCAGACGTTCGCTTAATAACAAGAAGGGTGGCTAAAAATGGCTGTTGTTTTAACCGTCCCCGCCGAAGTAAGTGTGGGTGATATCATTAAGCTAACTGGCACCGGGTTTACGAACACTGGTGTCATTAGAGTTGCTGTCTATGCTGAGGGTGCTGTTGGTGGTCTTGAGGTTCGTCAGGGCCAGTTCACTCTTGGTGCTACTACGTTTGACTCCACTGGTCTGCTTGATGTTGCAGCAGCAGAGGAAGGGCACGTTAACTTTAGCGTGTTTGATGTTACGGCGACTACTACGACTACTGCTCGTGTTAAGGTGAGTCGGAGAGTCTAATGCTCGCAGTCAGTACCACACTTAGTTGGCTTGATTTCCTGCTGATCTTCTTGCTGGTTATCGTTGCTATCTTTATTACTGGTTGGGCTGTAAGGAATCGTCCATAAAATATCATGGGCAAGATTGCTGGCATATTTCCGATTGGTGAGACTGGCGAACAATTCGTCGTAGCCGAATGGTACCCCGATCCAGAAGTTGTCGAACAAGAATTGTTCAGGTTAGCCAACGACATTGAAGATTGGGGCGTACCATTAACGGAAGCACGCCAAGCATTCATACATGATACAAGAATGCACTTCCAGAACGAAATGGACCCTTATGGTAGACCTTGGCAAGCTCTGTCTGATGGTTACCTTAAAGATAAACTTGCTTTAGGTTTTCCTGACCGAATATTGGAACGTGATGATACGTTGCGTCAAGCTGCTATAAGTGAGTCAGCTTGGCTAATAACTGAAAGAGAAGTTATCTTTCGTGTTGATGAACTTCCGTTCTATGGTCCTTATCACCAGTCAGGTGTTACGTCTGGTTATGGGATTAAAACAAAAACCTTGCCCCAACGTATGTTCATTGGGGCAAGCGAGGACGCAATCAACACAGTTGAGGGTATTTTCATTCGGTATATTAATGCAATGGTCGATAAGGATATAGATGATGGTCCGGTACACTTCCCAGGCATCAGCAGTAACATACATGGACCGTCTCAGATAATCAATGTCCTAAAGACTGGTCAGCCTCAGATAGCTGGTGGACGATTCGGTCGTAAACGATGAGTCCTGTCGTTACGCCAGCGAGGTTATTGCGGCCAGAAGATGTAGTCGAGTACATATCGGATTACATCGAGGGAAGTGCATTACCGTTTGAAAATGTCTTGAAGTACAATGAATTTCACGCATCGGCATATCCCGCTGTTCAGGTTATGAGTGGTGAGTTTCAGAAAGAATTGTATGGTACACATACATTCTTGCTCACACTTAGGGCAGACATATATGTGATGCACGCAAAATTGACGGAAGATCGTCAGACTCGTAACTACAACGATCTTAAACTTGCAACTGATCTAGTTGCATTTCTTGAAAATGATCTTACGCTTGGTGGACGTATCATAGCTGGTTGGGTTGTTACTGAAACTCCAGGGGCTATGCCGCCAAGAACGAATAAGGGTGATGCAGTAGTTAGTACCCTCTTAAAGTGGCAAGGAACTCAAGAAGGTAGGTTCTAGGATGACATATAAGCTAAAGTATGAGCATCCTCAGTTCCCTACTGGTGACGATGGCATCGAATTCGGTATTAGTGGATTAGGCCGCGTTATCAATGGGGGCACACTAGACGTTGATGAAGATATGGAGTATTCCTTCGTCGCTTCTAGGGGTATGACTCTTGAGGATGCTTTTAATGATTCACCAGAAGTTACACTAACGGGCAATACTTCATTAAGCGACGAAGTGGTTAAGCAGCTTGTTCCCGCACCTGAGGTTGAGGAAGGTTCTGACGATTCTTCACCAACCACTGTGCAGGAATCTGTTAAGCCAGAGGCGCCGACTGAGGTTATTGATTCAAAGGCGGTGAGCAACGATGCCTAACGCTGATATTGCAGGTAACGGTTCTGTATGGATCGGCCTTGAAACAACGTATGGTACGCCTGTTGATCCTACAGCATCAGGTGTCGGCGTATGGTGTCCGATCTTGTCAGAGACGTTGAAGTACACTGAGGCTAAGTATTACTCGCCTCAGATTAGACAGTCTGCCATCGTCAGCGATGTTAGACAGTCTTACTACCATGTTGAGGGCGATATCGTTATGGAGGTAGACTCGAATTATCTGCCTTACTTCCTTATTGCTTCTCGGCATAGTATTGCAAAGACTGGCCCGGTTTCGCTGGTCTACAACTATGCTGCGACGCCGACTAACATCGGTTCTACGTATCCTGGTGGTACAGGTCGTGGTCTTAGTATCGCGATTGTTCGTGATGCAGTTGGCTTCCTTTATAGCGGCTGCGTGGTTAACAACTGGGAGTTCATGATTGACAATGGTGTGCTTAAGGTCACAATGGGCATTCTTGGTCTTGCTGAAACTGACCTTGCTGGTGCGCCTAGCCAGTCGTGGATTGATCCACTGCTTCTTGGTGCAGATGCACACAGTATCTATCTTGATACTGCTGGTACTGCGCCGACATTCGGTGGTGGCCGTGATAACACGTTTAACGGATTTACGTGGCGTGCTAATTATAACGGTACTCCGCAGAACAGGATCGTTCCTACTAGGTCTGCTACGTATATCTCGTATGGTGAGATTGAGGCGACCTATGAGACTGAACTTGATTTCGTGAGTAAAACTGAATACAACAACATGAAGGCTAATACCCTTCGCGCAATCAAGTTGGAGTCGATTAACCCTGGTGGTGTGAGCGGAACGTTCGCTGCTGCGACTAGCGCATTACAGATCATAACGCGTCGTAGTAACTATGACACTTATGATGTTGGTCTTACTGGCATGGGCGATTTAATTATGGCTCGTGTTACTGGTCGTTCAATTGGTATTAGCGGTGCTGCACCATACACGATCACTTGTAAGTCACTTGCTAACTTAACACCGTAATACTGTAATATCCAATAAGGAGAGAGTTATGCCCGTAGTTACTGTAGATGAGAACGCGTTCGAGAGGCATGAATTAAAGACAGCACCAGCTGATCCTAACGTACCTGGTGATGAAGCCGGGTACGTTATGCTTCGTCCTCTGCCTTACGGCATGAAGTTGAGTCGTCGTAGTAAGGCTACTAAGATGATGATGCGTAGTAAGCCTGTCCAGAATCGTAAGCAGGCTCAGGAACAGGATCAGGTCTTTGAGTTAGAATCGCATGATGAGTGGGCAATGGCCCACGACTTTGCGTACTGTATTGGTACTCATAACTTGCAGAATCCAGATGGTTCTCTTATCGACTTCACTAGACCGATGAGTCTTAAGATGCTCGATCCTCGTGTTGGTTCGGAGATTGAGACGCTTATTGATAAACTCAATAATGATGATGATGAGGAAGCGTTTGAGGATTTTCTGCTACGGTCAAATACACCATCTACGGCCGAAGTCGATTCGTCGAAAACGGATGGATTAGAAACACAAACGCAGATGGAACTCCCAGTGACGGAGAAAGTCGTTTCGTAGAGTCGTGGGTCTATTATGAAGCGCAGGAGTGGATAAACATAGCTCTGATATGTGAAAGGCTCCACGTGCTTCCTAATAGTGGTGGTGTACTACAACAAAATGAAGATGACATTAAACGAATGTTAGTTGTTTATGATCATGTAGATAGTTGGCGTAAGTTGGAAATGGACCGGCTGACTAGTGGAGGTGGTAGTTAGGATGGCAGTTACAGCTAGAGAGGTAATTATGGTATTCAGAGGTCAGAATTACCTCTCTAGCGCCATTCGCCGTGTTGGATCAGATGTTGGTAAACTTAGTAGTGCTCAAACTGTCGCTAGACAAAAGCAGCAGTTGCAGATAGCACAACAAAGAGCTATGTTGACTAGAAGTAATGCAGAAGCAGAGAGAAAGTCGATCGAAAGTGGCTCTCGTAGATTAACTATGGATAAAGCAGTACAGGCTCAAGCTGTTGCAGCAGAAAGATCTAATGCAAGATTACTTCAACAGCAGACTGAACTTAGAAGAATGCGAAGGGTTGTTAGAGCACAAGGTGCCTTGCCTGGACAGACGCCTTATGAATCCTCTCAATTCATAAAAGCCCAAAAGATGCAAGTTGATGCCACAAAACAGGCTATTCTAAATCAAGCAACGGCAGTTAGAAAGTTAGCAGCCGATGAGGATAATGCAGCACATCGTGTGAGCCACTTAACTCAGTTTGAGGATATTCAAACAGAGGCTATTAAGGCGCAAGAACTACAACTTGAGCGTTTAAGTTTAATGGAAGATAAGGCACTAAGTGTACAGAGATGGCAGGGTTATGCCAGAACAGTAGAACATGCAGGACGTGTAACACAAATGTTTGGTATTATTACTGGAGCAGCAATGGGTTATGCTGCTGACCAGGCTGCTAAATTTAATACACAAGTTACATTAGCTGCTACTCAGGATATTACTCCTGGGAAAAACAGTGTTCAACAGATAAAACAAATTTCTGGTGCTTTAAGTGATGGCATCCTGAAATTAATGGCATCAGGTAAAGCTGTAGCTAGTTCATCAGAATTTTCTACTTCGGGTTATTCAATCCTTTCGGGTGTGACTGGCCTAAAGGGAAATAGTATGCAGAAGGCTAAAGAAGCAATTAGCCTGATTAAGGAATTTAATCTGGTTACTAAGGCTAACTTTGGTTTGGTCAGTTTGGATCAGATTACACAGGCTGGTATTACTCTATTGAATACTTTTGGTACTAGTGTTAGAAATTTACCCCACGAGTTCGATGTTATGCAGAATGCCGTTAACCGCGGTCGTATTACTATGGGCCAGTTTACTGATGGATTGAATCAAACCGCACCCGCAGCGAAAGCCGCAGGGTATACATTCGATCAAATGGCTGGAACATTAAGTTTCTTGTCAACTAAGTTCCCTAATTATAACCGCGCAGCAATTGGTTATGCGAGATTAGTTGAGATACTTGCTAACCAAAAGTTTATAGCCGGACTAAAGGCAGTTGGTGTCACAATAACCGACACTACGGGTAAGCACCTATTACCGTTTGAACAAGTTATAACACGATTGGTTAAGAAGTTCCCCGATCTTGCCAAGGGCGGCCTGTTCGTACAAAACTTCTTTAAGCAGTTCTCTGGGCAGACAGGATTTATTGGTGCTCGCAGAGCATTTACTGTAGCTGTGCAAGATCAACCTGGGTTGGATCGATTTAGTCGCAACATTCCTGCACAGGCCGCGGGACTCGTTAATGCATCTGCGACAGCTTTAAGTAAGACTGGTGAAGTTAAGTTAAAAGAACTTAAAACCCAGTTCCAGGCTTTAATAATTACTTTAGGTCAAGGTGCCATCCCAGCGTTCGTATCTTTGGCGAAACCTGTTGAAGCTATTATAAATTGGTTTAATGGGTTAGGTACGAGCACCAAGCATGCGATTGGGTACTTTATCACGATGAGTGCAATACTTGGTGTGCTGGTCGGTTCACTAGCTATTGTTGGTGGTAGCATAGCTTCAATGGTCAGCACGTTCATGCTATGGCGCTTAGCGTCTCAAGCTGCCGCACTTGGCACAGCTGAATTATCAACAGAAGTTGGTATATTGGGTGATACGGTTGGCGCAGTTGAGGTAGAATTAGCTCCACTCTTAGCTGGTCTAGCACTACTGGCCCTTTTAGGAAAAGCTCTTGCGACAGCAGCACCTACGGTTGTGGGACATACTAGGGGTACGAGCGGCTTAAGTAGTACAAACATTGTAACTTCTAATGGAGTTAGATACATACAACAGCCTGGTGGTGGTAGACTTACGAGAGCACCTCGTGGTGCAATAACAACACAAGAGGCTGCTAGTGCCCATGCTATTAATCAAGCTGTTGCGGATTCGCCTCGTTATCAACATGCTATCGGAGCCAATCAGAAGGCCGTTAATGCCTTTACAAAGGCTCTGCAAATGGAAGCCGCCGCACAACGCATTTCCAATGCGATTGATAGAGAAACAGGCGTCACTGGTAGCCTAAAGGTGCGCTCTGTTCAAGGTTGGATTGCATTGATAGAGAAGGCTAAAACTGCTGCTGCAAAGAATCCATTTGACATTCAAGCACAGAAAAGGATGGAAGGCGCAGAAGCTCTATTGAACGCACAGTTCAAGAATCAACCTGTGTTGCTTGCTGCCATCAATGATGTATTAGGTGCATACAACGATCAAGTTCAACAGGCGACTGATTCTACGAAAACATTAGGAACTACTTTCCAAGATGTGTTGCAGGGCGTGATGAGTATGTACAATACATTCCTTGGACAAGAACAATCTGCGATGGGAGAGTTATTCTCTGGCCCATTCGTTAACACACCCCGAGTTCAAAATCGCTTACAATGGGGTGGAATGCTGACTGGTAAAGACTTGCTTAAGGACGAAATGGCGAGTTTGTCTCGATTCCATGCGTTCCATGCACAGTTGAACCAACTTCGCGGCAAGGGTGCTCCAGCAGAGTTAATTAAAGAGTTAATGGCAAAGGGTCCTGATGGTGTGATGAGGACAGATGCATTCGGTCGCCAAAGGAAGTCTTTAATTCAGGAACTCATTGGGTTATCTCCTGCTGATCGCAAAAAGTATTTTGATGGAATTAGAGCACAGACAAAGGCCACGCAGAATGCTGCACTTGCGGATCTTAAAGATCAATTAAAGATATATCGTCAGCATGGGCGCAACATTGCCATAGCAATCGTAGCTGGACTCAGAGACGAGAATGTTGCTATGACCAATGCTATCACTGGCATGATTAAAAATATGTTCCCCGGACTTCCAGTCGGTAATACTGGTGCAGGTGGTAAGCCTGGTCACAAGGCACCGCCTCACATACCACATCCCGCAGCATCAGGAAAAACTGGTGATCAGCATACACACTATCATGTTACAGTTCCTGGCAAAGATGCGAGTATTAAAACACAACTTAAGCATGCCCATTTCGTCAATAAGAACAGATATACCAATCGTGGAAAGGGCCAGTTCCCTGGCACTAGATAATGCTTACAAAATGTGATTTCCATAACATTGACGGATCAACTGTTTATTCGCTCAACAGCGATACGTCTCCGTTGAAGGAGTTCGATATCACGGTCAATCAGCGTGTGACAACCGACCGTGAGAAGTCTCAGCAACACGGTGTGTATCCCACTAATAGCCTTCGTGGGTCAATGACCATACACGCCGAAGGTAGCATCTTTGGGAACGATAGTCCGGGTTATTGGGCAGAGCGCAAATTGATGTTACGAGCTTTGTTTGGTGCACCAACTCTTACTCCGGTCTTAACCGACCGTAAGCTGGGATTCTTACAAGTGGGATTTGCTGGTGAATCAGAAGATTGGAAGTGTGACGTAACCATCAGCGCATTCAGCGCACCGATAACCGCATTGTATCCGAGTATGACGGATTATCTCATTACGTTTGAGAGTTGGACGCCGTGGTTCTTTGGTGCAACAACTCCGACCAATCTCTACTACGCGGCGTAGGCCACAATGCCGCTCGTTAATCCAGGGCACTCTCACGACTCACCTGTGCAGGTGGGTTTTTTAGTACCCGCGCAAGTGGGTATTGGTCGTACAAGTTATGATACACCATCAGTAATCATCACGAGTATAACCCAGGTATTATATGTTGAAGGTGGGCCATACTCAGACTCAGCAACATTTGCAATTGTGACGAGTGTGCCAACAGGTGAGTTAGAATTCGTACACCCCGCAGGTCAATGGGGACCATTCGACACAGATAATGGACAAATCTGATGCCTACTGTAGCCCATGATTTCACGTATTACATAGATCACACTTCAACAGACCCGACGTTCACGCCTGGGTCATTCATCAGCTTTAAGCCCGAGAATCTGGCTTGGGATGAACAGATACGTGGGGTTGGTAACTGCTCTTATCAGATCAGTTTTAGTGCGCTCGATGTTGATGGCGCTGTCATAGTTAGCGGCCACGACTTCATAGGCCCGATGCGCTCATGGTTCCGGCTACGATATGGTGACGTGGTTATTATGAGTGGGCCGATAGTTTCATCTGAGCGCACTAGCTTCCATGACGACTTTATGAGCGTAGCTGGTAAGACGTGGGAACACTATTTTGAGCGTTGGCAGTATCCATTCGATCCACGTTTCGGTCCACCGGATCATACATTTGATTTCCAACACCCGAATACGTACAACAACAATGAACTCATTGGGTCTGGTGCAGCAACACCGGACGGACTTGCGTATCAGGCATTTAACCGTGACTTAATCCGCATACTAGGTGATATCATCCCAGAGGTCATGAATGTGGGTAATCGCATTACATTCGATCTTAGTTCACTGTCTGGACTCAGTGGTATTCGCACCAATATGAATCTCAGCCTTGGGGATGATTCATACTTAGATTCGATCATCAACACATTGGCTGGAACGCATAATGGATTCGATTGGTGGATTGGTCATGATATGGCATTCCATTGGGCAACACCATACAGATTCGGTAATCCGACCAGTCCGGCGATCTATTACACCATTGATAGTTCACACATTCCTATTGATTTAGGATTTACTAACAATGGACCAGCGGCAACTCATGTGTTAGGTAAGGGTGCTGGACTAGCATCACAAACCACATTAGGTCGAGCATACGGTTATCTTCCTGGTCAGGTACAATTCTCACGACTGGATGCTTCATATGACTTTGGTGACATTAGATCATTCCAACAGTTAATCAATCTTACACAGAAGCAGCTTAGTCGGGACTTGCAGCCTCAACACGTTATAACACTTAAGGTCGATCCATACCTCATCACAGACTATTGGCTTACATTCCGTATTGGCCGCGCAATCTACATTGATTATGAAATGATCTTCCACATGATAGATTCACCACAACAGATCAAGTCATACTCAGCGACAATGGACCCCGAGGGTGGGGTACTCGTTGATATCACATTAGACCAGATATATGCTTTGAGCATTAACACAGGTACACCTGAGGGTTAAATGCACGACTACGATCAACAGATGTTGCACGACCATATCACTCACCTTGAAAACCGGACACGAAGGTTACAGAATAACACGGCACCTACTGTGCCGGTCTATGATTTAGATTCAATGGTTCCAAAAGTTTGGACTATAAGACACAATGATTGGGATTTCGGTAGCAATAGTCCTGGTCAGATAGCGTGGTCTGAGAAATTGGGAATGTTTATTATTGTTGCATTAGGCAACTCTCCATACTCAGAATTAACCTCAACTGATGGTATAACGTGGACTGGTAGAGCAGGCCCAGGCACACTTCAATCTAGCGGGTTATGGGGACACTTGCCTGGTAGTGATGTGCAACCCCGTTATTACTCTGGTAAGAACAGGCAAACAAGTGATGGTTTAAGTTGGTCAATAACACCTTCTGGTTTTAGTGATGAAGTTGCTGCATATTCTCCGACATTGAATAGGTGGGTTGCTATCCATTTGGGTGGTAATACTGTAGCAACTTCTGATGATAATGGAACAACGTGGACAAATAGAACTACTCCGTGGGATAGTCGTTCTCCTGATGTATTCACTGGTATGTGGTCAGCTA